GCGCGGCACAGCATTAATCCACCAATCTCAATATTGCCGGTTTGAGTTCCGGATGCGAGCATTGCTCGTGCGACTTCTGGATAGTCTTCCCATTTGCATGGTTCAAAACCATCTTGATGCCGGGTTGCTACATTACGTGGATCTGCCTGGCCGAGAACGGCTGTGCGTACCCAACGATGTTTCCATCCGTCGCGTGGGAGAGGATCAGGCAATGAGCTGGGCGGCTTCCACTGCTTGGGACGTTCCGTGTTTTCACGGTTCTGTACTTCACGGGATTCGCGGCTCATAACTTTCCTTCCATACGTAGTTTCGCCATTTGCTTGGCATATTCTTCCAGCGGCACACCAATGCGCTTTGCCATACTAGCCTCAGACGCTGTCAGCTTTATTTTTTTAGGTGGAGAGCTGCGCGATGCCGGGGCAACCACCGTAGCAGGCCTTCTTTGTGTCTCTGGCTCGGCCTGTCTGCCAAAGTACTCTGGAAACTTCTCTTTCATGCGAGCGTCTATCCGCTCGTAATACTCATCTGTTACAGCAAACTGCTCACCATGTTCACGGGTTAGTTTTTTATGCAAACCCATTGCAAAGTAAGTCATTTCGTCATCAACCCCTGGATCTCCGGGCTGGCCAAACCATGAGTTTTGCCGTTTCCATCGATCCGCCTTCGGGTCAATAAATTGAGTAGGTTGATTATATTGCTTATTTTCAACAGGTTGCAAATTCTCTTGCGCGGCCGGCTTAAAACCTTTTACCTTTTCCGCCTTAATAACAGCCTTACTAAACTCTTCCTGGGCCGTTGCTATCTTTTCCGCATCCCCTGTATATAAAGCATCCTTGTATTTACGCTTAGCATCATCAAGCTCTTTCTCTGTGGCAATCTGCATTGATTTTATTAATGTAGATTCGCCAGTATTTAACTTTGCTTTTAGCTGTGCATTCTCATTAGCAATCTGTTTCGCGTAGGCAACAGCCGCCTCCCGCTCACGAATCGCCTCTTCCTTGGTTCGGCGCTCGTCATGTCTTGCATGTGTTAACTGCTGAATGCGTTTCTTGACGTTATCCGAATACTGCCGGAGTTCATCTTCAGGTATATCTGTTGGATCAGACTTTAATGGCGTCGCATTTCTATCCTGTGGCGGCGCATCATTTTCAATCTCAATCTCAACCTGATCACCCTCTATCTCTACCTCTACCTTAGATTCAATATCCACCTACAACTCCTTTATGCGCGGCTATAACCACGTGGGTCTTCCACAACACCTTCTACTGTGTCGTCGTTAATCAAACGAAACTCTCGGTTATGTATCTTGAATCGCGTGCCTGAATACGCACGTACTAAAACAAAATCACCTTCCTTGCACCATGGACCCGTGGGAAACTTAGCGGAATCCTTGTAGCAGTCCGGACCTTGTTTAACTACAAACAAAACAACCGTACTGAACTCTTCAATTTTTGCTAACGCATCCGGCTTTAAAATCCCATTAGCAAATTTATCTTCCACCTCCGGTAAAGCGCATAACATCCTATAACCCGTGGGCGTCGGAAGTTGCGTTGCCTGCTCTTCAGCAGTTACTGCCTCTGACATATCAGTCATCGTAATCCTTCAATCTGTTTGCAAGGTCTTCGTTTATGCGTCTTGCAATCAAAAGACCTTGAATCTGACCGCAGACGAATTTGTAGTCCTCAAAGGACTTCATACTTCCCTGTGCAAGCTGCTCCTCCGCATAACGGATCTGCTTGTTTATCTCTAGACTTACCGCGTCTGAAAACTCCATCACGCACCTCTTTGAATATCAGCAGCCTTGTCAATCATCTTGACTTGGTTGTTTTCATTATTCATGCGCTCCTGTGAAGCGATTCTTTCCTTCTCCAACATAACCTTCTCTGCTTGCGCTTGCTGCCTTAACTGAATATCAGCCTGATCCTTGGCGGCTTCACGCTGCTCACGCTGCGCCTTAATCTGCAATTCAGCTTGCTGCATCTGCACAACCGGATCTTGCTGCGCCTGTGCGTTTTGCTGCATCTGTGCCTGCTGCGTATTTTGTGCAAGTAACTGCTGTGCAGCTTGCGCTACCAACCGTGACAACTGAACCTCAAAATCTTCGGGCAATGTTGTATTCGGGGCTGGTAATGGCACGCCTAATTGCTCTTCAATCTTGCGTCTATATAAGAATGCTAAATGCTCATTAATATGCGCCTGTGCCGCGGCCATCATTTGACCTGCCATCGGGTTTTGCTGCATCTGCTGTCTTAATAGTGGGTCACTTAATGCCGCTTGGTGTACTGCAATATGCGCTTCGTGGTCCTGATATATAAATGCTTTTACTGGTTTCATAACCAATAAATCCATATTCTCAGATATTGGATCACGAGGCTCTAATTGCTTTGTAACTGGTATTAATTTATCAATCTCTTTAATACCTAATACCCCAAGCATACGTTTATGTAACTCAGGAACATCATATATTTGAGGTGCTTGCGCTGCTAATTGCAATACTGCTTGATATTGCGTTACACGCTGCGCTAATGTTGTAGCATTTGGATCTGATACAGGAATTACATCAACATTATCATAATCAGATTGTTTAACTGCCCTACCGATTGGTGAATCTACGTCATAATTATATTCAGTGGGTAGATAATCTCTAATAATCGCTGCTAATAACTTAAACTCCTGGCGCATTGAATAATGTAAACGCGCCTGAACCGCAGACATTACCTTTAAAGTACGCTCTAATACTGCTAATGTCGTTCCAACTGGGGTATTTGCTGATAAATCGCTGATTTGCATGTCAGCAGTAGCAGCAAAACGCCTTCCTTCTTCAACAATTGTCTGTAATAGCTGATAAAGAACCTGACTTGGCTCTTTATAGGGTAGCGGAAGGATGTTATCCCTGATGGATCCGGACGGAACATCCACATCACGGAACTCACCGGGGGCAATTGGCGTGTCATCACCCTTTACTCGCAGTCCGCGAGACTTCAAACCGCCTGGAAGGTTGGATAACGTACCCGCATCAACCAACTGGCGGATCAATGAGGTGCCCGATTTAGCAAAACCACCCACCAAGTGAATCAAACCGAACCCATAAAACCCAAAACCTGGTATGTAAATGTAGTGGGTGTAGTGCATCCGCTTTAATTTCAACGGATCATCGGCATACCAGTTGCGTCTAATAGCCAAAATCTGGCTTGTACCCTTATCAATAGTCACGATATAGGGCAAAGCAATACCCGTGGGACCGTCTTTGTCGCTATCTTCAAACCCTGCAAGGTCCAAATCCACGCACATTTCGATGATTCGGTAGCGATCATCCATGGTGGCGGACATACCCTGCTCTTCCGCCTTGCGTTTTTCAATGTCATCGAGTACACCAGACGGCTCGCCTAGATCAACATCTCGATAAAATCCTGCGTGCTGGAGCTTTTTAACCTCATTCTTAGTCTTACGCATAATCTGTGCGATACGCGGTGAAGATCTAAGATCACTTGCGCCATAAGGAACCACAATATCCTCGGCCGGCACAAACATAGACACCTGTCTGCCCAGTGCTGGATCATAGTAAACCTTCTTAAATGCCGATCCTGCCAAGGATAATGACCACAACATCTTCTCGTGCTCAGGGCGATACTCTGGCATCTGCTCTGTCAGACGCCAATTCATATCATCCTTCACACGCTCTGCGGCATCTTCCTTATCCTTAGTAAGCTTCCCAACAATTTGCGTCTTAACCGGACCCGAAGCAGGGAAAGTCTCCATAATGGACTCGGCCTGAAACCTAACCGCAGCCTCTGATAGCAATGGATAGAACACACCACATGCCCCAGGCCATGGCTCCGTCCTATCTTCATACTTCATACCAAGAAGCTTTAGCCCATCTACATAAGTATCGACCCACTCTTTCCTTGACGACTGATCAGTCTCAAAGTCATCAAGTAAATCGCTGGCTATTGTCGATAACTCTCGATCATCAATATATTCAGCAAGATTAGCGTCATGATCTTCAGGCTGTTCACGTTCAGCCTCAAAGATAATCTCTACACCATCAGTAGATATAGCGACTGACTCTGGGTCTTCGATTTCAATTTCAATTTCATTTGAATCTTCCATGGCGGCGTCTAAACCAAACGGCGCAGGATAAAGTGCAGGTTCCATCTTGGCTCCTAGTAATAAGCGACCTTGCGACGATACATCGGCTCTCGATCTTCGTCATCAGATTGTAGGCTTAAGAACCCGCCAGTCCTAAACCTAAGTAAAGCTTGAGTCATAGAATCCACCATGTCATCATGCTCACCCGCGGGAAAAGCAGCAACCTCTTCAATTAACTCATCCGCAAACTTACGCTCCGGCACCCATATCCTTCCGGAAGCAAATAAATCAGAAACCGCATTTAGGCGGACAACTTTGTCGTTCCCTTTCGTAGGGCTGTACTCACTGACCGGTATACCCATCCGCCTGAGTTCAAAAATAAGGGGACTTCCTGCTGCTTTTGCTTCAACCAAAAATACATCTGGCTCCCACTCTTTGTAGGTTTCATAAGCCTTCTGCTTAAGCTCTGGGAATTCATACCGATCCTTAAACGCATCTAGCAAAATAATATTGGTATCACCTTCCTCGCTTGTCCACACACCCCATGTCGTACAAGCCGAAAAATCCGCCCGATTACTCTTTAAAAAAGCAGTATCCCAACTCTGAATAATAAAATCCACCGGCGGCGGCCTATCCTTCTCCCACCGCATCCACCACTCTCTCTTAACAATCGCACCTTCTTCTGCCGTCGGCTGCTGCTGGTACTGAGCATTCCACTTGCTTACAGGAAGCTCATCCTTCAAAGCCATCAGCTCTTCTAACTTCCAAAACTCTGGCCACATTGGTTTACCCGAAGGCATGATCGCTGGAAGCTCAATCACCTCCCACTCATCACCACCCCTCGTCTGACTCGCTTTAATCACCTGCCCAGTAAGGTCTCTCAACGCCCATCTGGTCATGACGATGATTATGGCCCCGCCAGGTTGCAGACGCTGCCGTGGTCCAGACGTATACCACTCATACACAGAATCAAATATATCTGGCTTATGAGCAGCTAACTTAGCTTCCTGTTCAGAATGCGGATCGTCAATAATCAATAGATCAGCACCCTTACCCGTTACCGATCCACCAACCCCAATCGAAAAATATTCCCCACCCTTATTCGTTGCCCACCTTCCAGCACTCTTGTTATCCGCCTTTAACTTCACCCCATCAAAAACACCGTGGTACTCCTCTGAGTCAATCAGGTTCCTAACCTTCCGCCCAAACCCCACTGCCAACTCAGCCGTATGTGATGTTTGAATAATTTTCTTATCAGGATTCTTACCCAAAAACCAAGCAGGTAATAAATAACTCGCAAACTCACTCTTGGTGTGCCTCGGGGCCATGTTAATAATTAACCGCTT